CTCATCCAGCACACTCTGGCTTGGCAACCTGCCGTGGAACGTGATACTCGCCACGTCGTCCATCGTCAGGTGGCCATGGTACTGAAGCTCAAAATACTCGCCGTTATTGACCGCGTCAACCCAATCGCTGGGGTCGTGGATCAGGCTTTCGGCATTCCTGATTCGGTCATAGGTCTGCCTGCTGATATTGCTGATTCCTGTGATGGTCGGATTATTGACCATCGCGGCGCGGGCAGAGTTGTTACCATACCATGTGTTGAGTGTATCCGCCGTTTTGAATGTCGTTCTATCGATCACGCGCTCCCGTTTGAAGCGTACCAGCGCGTCGCCGTACCACGGAATGTTCCGGTCAGCTGCAACCTTGTCTCTCGGTGCGAGGTAGCCATACTTCTCGAAGAATTCCGGCTTTGCCCACGGGTCGGTATTGCCATGCCCGAAATACTCAGCCGAAAGCTGGGCGCGTCTGCCCGGCGCGTTCGCTCCTTGCGATGTGCCGGTTTCCATCTGATTCTTGAAATGCGAGTGCAGGATCAGTTCGATCAGGCTGTTCTTTACCGCCATGGCGAGGTCGTTCTCATCGATGACGCGCTGAAGCTGACCGTGAATGTAATTGATCTGCTGCGCGGTCAAGCCTGTGCTCTGACGGATAGCGCGATAGTCGGCGAGGGCTTTGGATTCAAAGTTCTGTAAGGATTCCGGGAGCGATGGATTGCTTGCGTTACCGCCGCCACCGGCGTGCGACCGTCCACCTCTGCTGCCCACACGGCATTACCTCTCTCTGAACGTGAAAGCAAGCTCTTTTGTGAAAACTTCATGGAACGGCGCGTGATGCTCGATGTTCCCGGTACACTCGTCGGGAACGTTGCCGAAAAAGATAATCTTGTCCGGCTGCAGTCGAGTCATCATCTCCCGATAGCCGTCCACAAACAGCTTTCTTGCGTCCCGGTTTTTCATCACGCCCACGGAGGACACGGCCACTGTGCCACCTTCCGGTTCGCCGGAAAAGCACCACGAATAGCTGTCCCGGTCGATCCAGCCGATAGACGGGATGACCTTGCAGCCGAAGCGTTGCCAGTAAGCTCCCAGCAGGTGCTTTCGCCAGTGGTTATAGACATTCACGGCCTTGGGATAGTCGGTGAACATGGAAAAATCCGGGGTCAGAGCGGCTTTGAAGTCACGCAGAAACAGCGCGTATCGGGTGGGATCGTTCCATATACGCTGGAACAGGTAATCGTCAAGGAAAAAATGCACACCAAGATTGCGGCGGGACTGCTCCTGCAGAGCGTGATTGAAGCGAATCCAATCTATGCGCTCGTCCATGTGCTCAGGGTGCAGCTTGGGGATGTTATACTCGCCGACGGTCTCAAAGTGTCCCAGATCAAGGTTGTGACCGTTGCGTTTTATAGCTTCAAGTGCCATGGGTTACCTCCAAAAACTGCAGCGCCCGTGGAGCATTCCACGAGCGCCGCAGGGTCAAGGTTAATCGTCGTCGTCAGGCGGCGTGAACTCCGGTTCGTACACGGAGGTCAGGAAGGATGCCGCAGCCGTTGCATCGAAGGAATTTTCACCCTCGTCCGCGACAGCCTGATAGCGACCATCATGGGTACGCTTGATGGCGGTGAATTCCACTTCGCCGGTCTGTCGGGTAACCTTGTCGCCTTCCTTGGTGGAGTAAGTTTCCGTGACAGGCTTGGCACGGCACTTATACAGCCACACATAGCGGAATTTGTGGTTCGACTTCTCGGACTTGAAGCCGCAGGCGAAGTAAGGCGGCTTGTCGGGTGCGGAACGAATGAGCACGCCATTATCGTCGATCTGGTTACCGAAGATCATTTCCTGAATAGCCAGCGGAATGTCAGCCAGCTTCAGCTTGAAAGCCAGTTCGGGATCAGGGTACAGAACATCAAACTCATTGTCGTCCGCATACTGAACATCCGGGTCAGTGTTGTTCGGGGTAACGGTTGCTTCAATCGCGCCCGCTACCAGCTGAAGGGAGCCGTAGGTGTGCGCGGTTTCGGTATCGGCTGTCAGCGGCGCAATGACCACATTTTTCAGACCGATGGTCGAGGAAACAGTCGGGGAAGCTACGGGAGTCGGAGTAGGATCAGGCATAAGTTTTTACCTCCTATTTCATAAGTTCGTTGAGTAATCCGTCCCGGATGATCCCGTAGGCTTCATCCTGTCGGGTGTCATACGCGGGTCGGATATAGGGATGCGCGGGCGCGGGGCCGGGGCCGCCGTGCCCGTATTCGACATAAGCGGGTACATAGTCTGGATTGCTCCAGTCCTTACGATGTACGCCAATGGTAATGTGCTGACCGCCGCTTTTGCGTTTTTTCACCTTGCCGATGTTGATCGCGCCATGCAGCGCGCCCGTGATGATTTTCGGGTCGGAGCTGGCGTTGGCTTTCATCTGCTGGTGGATGGGTTCGGCAGCAGCCTGCAGGATGCGCTTGGCTGTGGGAGCGCCTTCTTCATCCGTGTTCAGACGATTTGCCATTCGCTCAATCTGCCCGGAGAGTTCAGCGAAGCCCTGTGTGTCAAGAGACATGGGAAACCACCTCCGGCAAGCACCATGTCCACTGGATGGTATAGGACTGTGTGGCGGTATCATACGCAGGCTGGTTATAGCCCTTGTCGGATTCTTCCACCATGCCAAAACCGGCAGCATACATAGCGTTTCGGATTATTACCCGCATCTCGGTTGGGTCAATCTCAGACCAGAGGTTCAGGTAAACATAGGTGCGGAACAGAGACGGCTGGTCGTCCTCGTGGGCGGCTTCGGTGGTCGTGGTGGAATAAACGCAGTACTGCGCTGGCGGGTTCTGCTGCGCAGAGGTTGCCCGCCACACGCCTGCGAACACGGGAATCCCGATATCCCGCAGAGCATCTTGTACTTGTTTCATCCGCTCACTCCCTTCGCAATGCTGGCCTTGAGACCGAGGTATTTCTTGCGGAAGGAATACTCGCCCAAGGTGGAAATGTTCCATTTCTCGCCTTGGAACAGTACCCACATGCCGGGCTTTACGTCCGGGCGGTAGCGGATGGTGAAGTTGACCACCTGCTCGGTGTTCATGACATCGGCGCTCCTGTAGTGCTGGTTGCCTGCGTCAATGGCTGACGCCCAGACGCTGCAAACCACCACATCTGTCGGTTCGGGATAACCATTGGCGTTGATTACGTTCTCTGTGTACCCGATCTGCACACGGTGACGAAGATCGCCGGGATGCGGGGTGCCATCGAACGATTTATAACCACGCAAGGAACATCACCTCCGTCAGAACATTTTGTCGGGGTCGCGGTATGGATAGAGCAGGTTCTCAAAAGCAATACGCATGGTGCCGTAGATCGTGCGGTCAGGCGTATCCCTGTTCTCGTAGAGGTACGACACCATGAGCAATACCGCCAGCCGAACGGGCTCCTCCACAGTTTCATCAAACTGCACACGGCAGTAGTTTTCTGCCGTGGCCTGCGCCTGCTGGATGAGGGTGAGGATGTAATTATCCTCCTCATCATCCTCGATGCGCAGATGGGTTTTCACTTCGGCAACGGTCAGAATCATCCTCAGTCACCGTCCGTGGTATCCGCTTCCATCAGACCGGCAGTTTTCAGCTTGGCCAGCAAGGCATTGAGGTCATCCTTCAGGCCAGCCACCGTGGTCGCCGTGCTATCAGCCTGATTGGCTGCGGGAGTGACTTCTTCCGGGTAGGTCGGCACGTACAGCTTGCCGTCCGTGCCGATCTTCGCGGGCACTGTGTCGGTTTCAGCTTTGGCAGCAGCCTTCACACAGCCGAGCGCCTCCTCGGTTGCGGGTACGAGCTGCTCCGCATCCGCAAGACCGGTCACGGTTGCACCGTCCAGTATGGTCAGCTTGCCGCCGATGACCAGCTCGTTCCCGCCGTGTGCCATGTAGTTCTTGGTGTTATAGGTGCTCATTGGTCAAACCCTCCTTACGACTTCTGCGCGAGAACCTTCACGGCTTCGGGCAGGATGAGCTTGCCGTCCACACGCTCGGAAGCGAGGAAGCCAACCTGACCCGTGGCGGCATACAGTTCATTCAGGCGCTTGAAGGAACGGCCTTCACGGTCTGCGATCCAGTAATAACCGAAGTCGCCGAAAGCGACGGTCTTCGCGCCTGCTTCGATGGTGGGCATGAAGCTGGAGGTGTACACGGGACGACCCAGCAGCGTGTCGGGTGTGCCTGCGGTCAGGCTGGCTTGCCACAGATAATCACCCTGACCGTTCTTAATCTTGCGGAGGCTCTTTACCGTGGCGTCGTTCACAACGAACACAGCCTTCTTGCGGTAAGGAGAACGCAGAGAGTAGAACAGGTCGATGATCTCGTCAAAGGTGATCGCGGTGGCCGAAGCCGTGGTCACGCCGGTCTGTGCGCCGCCGGTCGCCGCCAGAATGCCCAGCGGTTTGCCGGTGCCATTGCCGGTGAAGAAGGCTTCCTCTTCAGCTGCGCCAATGCGGCGGGCGAACTCCTTGGCGATGTAGGACGGCATGTCGAACACGGAATCGTTCAGCAGTTCCTCGCTGATCTTGATCATAGTCGCCAGCTTGAATGCCCCGATGGACACCTGACCGAAGGCATCATCGCTTTCCGGGTAAGCGGCTTCCTCGTCGATCCAGCTTGCCGTACCGTGGGACGCGACCACGGGAATCTTACGGTCGCCGGAAGCGGTCTGGATCACGTGTGCCAGCTTGCGGAAAATGTTCTCTTCGTTCAGCGCGTCAATCAGGTGGCGGTCGAACTCGTCAGGCACAAGGTAGCCGCCTTCGCTGTCAGTGCCGACCTGCAGCGCGTCGTATACCTCGTGAGGGACGGACTTGGCACGGAGCGCCTTCCAGAACGCCTTCTTGTAGCTGTCTGCGGCACGGCCTTTCTTCTCGTCCTCGCGGTCGTCAGCGCCGGGACGATTGAGGATGGGCGTGCTGGTGGGCTGGTTCATCTCATGCTCGATGGACTCCTGACGCTCCAGCCTGTCGATTTCCTTCTTCATGCGGTCAACATCATCGACCATACGGTCGTAAACCGCAGCGTCTTCGGCGGTCATCGTGCCGTCGTTCGCAATGTGGGCATCGCGGTACTTCTTGGCGGCGTCCCACAGGGAAGCGCGCTTTTCGCGCATGGCAAGAATCTGATTCATAATGATTTCCTCCTCTTAATATCGAAGATGTTCCAAACGGGTGTCCGTCTGGAGAATGGGAACACGGTTGTCAGGAACGGGCTGCTCCTGCGTTTTCGGGGTATCCGACTGCGCGGAATTGCGCAGTCCGTCGGGCTTTCGCTGCAAAGAAAAAGGCTTGGTCTTTCTGTCGAACCAAGCCTGCACACCGGCCTTTGCGGTGTCCAAGGTAACTTTGTGCTCCACGCTGTCCGTGGGCAATTTGTCGGGCGTTTCGGTGATGCCGTCCACGAAGCCCTTATCAAAGGCTTCATTGGCGTCCATCCAAGAGGTCGCGCTCATCATGTCGGCGGCGTCCTCGCGGGAAACCCGGATGCGGGTGCCGTACATGTTGAGGATGCTTTCCTTGCAGGCGTGAAGCACGGCCTTCGCTTCATCCATATCCCGCTCGTTGCCATAGGCCACAGTGCTGGGATCGTGGATCATGAACAGGGAGCCGGGCGTCATTTCCAGCCGGTCGGCGGCCATGGCGACCACCGTTGCAGCAGAAGCAGCTGTGCCGGAGATGGTGATCATCACGTTTCCGGGATAGGCACGAATATCGTCGAACATACGGACAGCGGCATTGCAGGAGCCGCCATAGCTGTTCAAGCGAATATGCACATCCTCGGGGAGCGTATCCTCCGTGCCGTACAGCAGGTCGTGCAGGGATTCCGGGGTGATTTCATCTCCGAACCAGCTCTCATCGTCGATGTAGCCGTTCAGGCTCAATTCTCTCAATGGGCATTCCTCCTTGATCGTTTATTGGATTTCTGGGGTTCCGGCTGCGGTTCTTCAGGCGGCTTTTCTTCTTCAGGCTCCTCGTCCATCGTGGATACGGCAGAAGCCAGCATGGTGATACCGGCCAGTCCAACCGGCACGAGGTTGCCGTTGCACAGGTAGGTATTGCCGCCTTCCTCGTCCGGGATTGGGTTCATATTCTCCAGAGCCCGGATATCGTTGGCACTCATCCAGCCGTTCTGTCGGGCGATGGCGTAGCCTTCCATGCGGCTTTTGTAGTCGCCGCGCATTAGGCCATCAATGTTGAACTGCACATAAAAGCGCCCCTTCTCACTTTCGGAGAACAGGGCGCGGTTCATGGCCTGCTCGATACGAACGAGCCATGGGCGTATGGTATGTGTGGCAAAGTCGATGGACTGATGCTCGATGTTGGAAAAGGTACTGCGGCTCAGGTCGCCGATCAGGTGCGGTGGCACACGGTAGATTCGGCAGATTTCTTCTACCTGAAACTTCCGCGTTTCGAGGAACTGTGCCTCGTTGTTCGGAATGCTGATGGGCGCGAACGTCATGCCTTCTTCCAGAATGGCGACCTTGTTCCCGTTGGTGGAGCCGCCATAGGCCGCGTTCCAGCTTTCCCGCAGACGCTTGGGGTCTTTCACCGAATTGGGGTGTGTCAGGATGCCGCTGGGGCGTGCGCCGTTCTTGAAGAAGGTCGAACCGTATTCTTCCGCTGCGATTCCAAGGCCGATGGCGTTTTTCTCCAGTGCGATGGGGCTGTAGCCGACAACGCCGTCAAAACCAAGGCCGGGAATGTGCAGCACGTCCGTGGGTTTCAAGCTGATCTGATTGCCTTCCGTGGTGGTGTAGGTATAGGTCAGATTGCCCTTGCTGTCCCGATCAACCTCCATGCGATCCGGTAGGAGCGGGTACAGGCTGAGGATGTTGGTCTTGCCGCTGCGGACGATCTGGCTGTAGCTGTTGCCCCACAACAAAAGGTGTGAGAGC